CTCCATGGCCGGACAGGTGTTGGAGAATCTGGAGAATACCTTACCCCAGAAGTGGACAGACAGGTTGGGCTCGGAGTGCTCGGTCTTGCCAACTTCCTCAGAAGATACAACATCAGCTACAGAGATTTTGGAGAAGCACTTAGACTCGTTAATCTTGGTCACTCCGCCAGTAACGAAGCAGGCATGGCAGCCGTTGCGTTGGATAGGGCGATTTTTGAAGCGGCTCAAATAGCACACAATAATAATATGGCACGGGCGTTCGCTATTGCACCCACTGCCAGTTGCAGCTATCGCAGTAGAGACCTAGACGGCTTTACATGCACACCCGAGATAGCACCACCAATAGCAAGCATGGTTGATAGAGATTCCGGCGAGTTCGGAGTAGAAAGAGTTAACTATGGCGACGTTGAGATAGCAAGTAAAGTAGGATGGGACGCATACAAGCGTGTAGCAGACGAAATCATGACGATGCTCGATAGGACAGGATTGCTTCATGGATACAGCTTCAACTCTTGGAGTGATGTTGTAACATATAACGAAGCGTTTATAGAGGAGTGGCTTGGAAGTCCACAAACCTCTTTGTACTACAGCTTACAAGTAATGGGAGACGTTCAAGATAAGTCTGATGCTTACGCAGCACTAGGCGATCAGGACGTACAAGATTTCTTAGCAAGCATTGTAGAGAATGATAACAAGATTAAATGTGACTGCGAACAATGAGAAAACATCCTTACACACAACTACTAGAAAGAAAAAGAACATGGACACCAGTCCAACCAACGAAAGGGGAGATCAAAGAAGGTGCTGAAGAAACCATCAAACGTGCTCTCGCAATACGTCATATGGAGCTACCAGTTGGAGAATTTATTTCTCAGGGACTGGAGAGGACAGTGCCGTCAGCAGCGAGGACACTTCTTGAGTCGAACGTTAAAGATGAGATCAAACATGATCTCGCTCTGGGCTTCATTGTTGACGCCCACGGGGCTGATCCCCAAGCTGAACTCGAAGCCTTGAGGTTAAGAGATGCTTGGATTACACACCCTGACCACACTATTACCAAAGCTCTCGTTGCAGAACGAGCTATATTTTTTGTTCTACTACCTATGTTTCGCTTTCTTGGTGACGCTGCTCTCAGAACAGTATCAGCTGATATATCCAGAGATGAACAAATACACGTTGCGACAAATAGTCTCGTATGTGCTGAGTTGGGTCTTGTTCCTAGCTCTTCTTTGGATAAGCTTCGGAAGGCAACTATACAATGGGTACTACAACCCTTAGCAGAAAACAATACTGATAAATATTTGTCGAAAAAATTTTGGGCTGATGCGAGCGATCAGTTAATGTATCAGGGTAAAGCCCCACAGTTTTCTGACACAAGAGCAGCTCGTATGCCCGCATTTTTTGAACATGCAAACACAAACCTACCCCAGTACGCTTAGTTTCCACTCGGAGAAACTAGAGAAACTGGTAGAGGATTTAGAATCCAAGTTCGCTTGGTATCCTGTCCACCCCAAGGAGGACTTAGCCTCCATCATGTATCGTTCTGGACAACAGGAAGTGGTACAGTATATTAAATCAATTTTGAACGAAGACAATGTGTCTATTTAGATCAAGCCCTACACCTATGCCTACACCAACTCCTATTCAACCTAGGAACCCTGATGTAGTGCAGAAGAGTAGACTACCAAGCAAGAAAGAATTGGTAGATCCAGATGAAGTAGCTGGAGTGGAGTATGGTACAACAGCAAAAGCTCAACCGAGAGGAACAGCTAAGAAGACTGGTACTGATGCTCTTAAAATTAATATTAATACACCAACAACTGGTGGAGAGACTGGAGGTATAAATGTATAAGGCAAAGGAAAGATACAATAAACTATCAGCGGATAGAACACAGTTTCTAGACATGGCAGTTGAATGTTCTGAACTTACCTTACCTTATCTTATTACAAGAGACGATAACTTTAAAGGCAAACGACAGCTGCTACAACCATGGCAATCAGTTGGTGCTAAAGCTGTCGTTACGTTAGCAGCAAAACTTATGCTAGCTACACTACCTCCACAGACTAGCTTTTTTAAGCTACAAGTACGAGACGATAAACTTGGAGAGACTCTTGATCCACAGATGCGTACCGAGTTAGACTTATCATTTTCAAAGATAGAAAGATTGATAATGGATTTCATAGCTGCATCTAACGACAGAGTAGTCGTACACCAAGCATTAAAACACCTAATCGTTGGTGGTAATGCTCTTATCTTTATGGGTAAAGATGGTTTAAAGCACTATCCTTTACAAAGATACGTAGTAAACAGAGACGGTAATGGTAATGTTATCGAAATCATTACTAAAGAATTAGTAGATAGAAAAGTTCTAGGGATAGCTAAGGCTCCCGAAGAGCAAGGACCTAACAGTAATTATGACGGTCCAGTAGAAGACGACGCTGAGGTATACACCTGTGTTAAGTTGGATGAGAGTAGTGGACGTTGGATGTGGCATCAAGAAGTGGACGATATGATCCTCGAAGGTAGCCGCAGTACAGCTCCTAAAAACGCCTCACCATGGTTAGTGCTTCGATTCAATACAGTAGACGGAGAGGACTACGGACGTGGTAGAGTAGAGGAATTTATAGGAGACTTACGTAGTCTCAATGGATTGTCTCAAGCTCTAGTAGAAGGTGCAAGTGTAGCAAGTAAAGTTATATTTCTTGTGTCACCTTCATCAACCACAAAGCCACAGACCTTATCCAAAGCTGGTAACGGAGCTATCATACAGGGTAGACCAGAAGATGTAGGAGTGGTGCAAGTTGGTAAGACAGCAGACTTTGGTACAGCTGCACAGCTATCATCACAAATAGAAAAAAGAATCCTAGAAGCGTTCCTAGTTATGAACGTGCGTAACGCTGAAAGGGTTACAGCTGAAGAGGTACGCCTTACTCAGCTAGAGCTAGAACAATCCCTTGGCGGACTGTTCAGCTTACTAACGGTAGAGTTTTTAGTACCCTACCTCAACAGAACTTTGTTAATACTACAGAGATCTAATCAGATACCAAGACTACCTAAAGATGTCGTTAGACCTAAGATAGTAGCTGGTATTAATAGTCTAGGAAGAGGACAAGACAATGAAAGTCTTACTAGATTCTTAGCAACCGTAGCACAGACACTCGGACCAGAAGCTCTTGCAAGATATATCAATCCAACTGAAGCAGTCTCTAGATTAGCAGCAGCACAAGGTATAGATGTACTAAATCTAATCAAGACACAGGAGCAGATGCAAGAAGAGATGGCTATGTTACAGCAACAACAGGCTCAGAAGTCTCTCATAGATCAGACAGGTCAGCTTGCAGGCACACCTCTTATGGACCCAAGCAAGAACCCAGACCTAGCTGAACAAGCAACTATTGTTGCCGAAGGTATTATGGGAGCAGCTGGAGCTCCAACAGAAGAACCACCAGTAGAATAGAATGGCAGCAGAAGAACAAACATTTACAGTTACAGACCAGCAACCAGAAACAGAAGTCCTAACCGATGAGGAACAGGACTCTCTGGCAGTTGGTGAGAAGTTAGTAACTGAACAAGAAGGATTATTAGCTGGTAAATATAAATCAGCTGAAGAATTAGAAAGAGCTTACAAAGAGTTAGAAGCAAAGCTAGGAGATCAGCCTGAGACAGCTGAGACTGAACCAGAAGCTGAACCAGAAGCACTTGCACTATCTGATAACGCTTCACTAATTACCTCTGCATCTGATGAGTACTATGCTAATGATGGTAAGCTATCTCCTGAGACTTTACAAAAGTTCCAAGGTATGTCTAGTCAAGATCTAGTCAACGCATACCTAGAAGTAACAAAGAGTCCTGACTGGCAAGCACAACCGCCTGCACAGGTAGAAGATGTTACAGACAGTCAGATTAATGAAGTAAAGAACTTTGCCGGCGGAGATCAAGTTTACACCAACATGGTACAGTGGGCAGGGGCTAACCTAGACGCTAAGTCAATTCAAGCCTTTGACAATATAATCAGCAGCGGTAGCATCGACGCTATAAAACTAGCAGTGACTGGATTGAAGTCACAGTATGATGCAGCCAACGGAGTAGAAGGTAAAATGGTAACAGGCAAGACAGCTCCTGACCGGGGCGATGTATTTCGTAGTCAAGCTGAATTAGTAGCAGCTATGAGTGACCGGAGGTATGATAACGACCCAGCCTATAGGCAAGATGTTATCGAAAAACTAGACAGATCAGATTTAGGATTTTAATTATGCCCGGACATTACGGAGACAAGAAAAAGAAAGGCACTACAAAGAAAGTGTCAAAGGGACTAGCCGCACTCGCAAAAAAAAGACCAAAAGTTGCGGCTGCAATCATGAAAAATAAAAAGAAAAAGAAATGAATAAACCATACGCTAAAGGTAAAAAGAAGAATGGTAATGGTGAAGAAGGAGGACATTCTCCTTACGAACCATATAAACCAGCACCTTCTGGACCTTATGTTCCCGCCCCAAGACTCGCTAAAACAAGAAACAGGCGAACTAACAATGTTAACGAAACGTAAATCACTAAAGATAGCTAACTTAGCTGATGGTAGACCTGACGCATCTATAATGAATTATGTAACCGAAAAAGGTTACTTTCTAGATGGTCGAGGTAATGCCTATCAGCAGAGAGGAGGGTTGTTTGGAGCTCCAACAGAGTACAACCCTGACATACATGGATTACCTGTACCTCTTGTAAAGAAACAAAGAAAAAAATTACAGATAGCATAATGGCTGTAAAGAAAAAGAATGTCAGCCTCAAGATGGGAAAGCACAAGTCCCGTACTGGTGGGCTGACAGCTGCTGGTAGAAAGAAGTACAATGCTGCTACCGGCTCTAACCTCAAGGCTCCTCAGCCCGGAGGAGGTCCACGTAAACGCTCATTCTGTGCTAGGATGAAGGGTGTAAAAGGACCTATGAAAAAACCAAACGGCAAGCCTACACGTAAGGCTCTTGCCCTACGTAAATGGAAATGCTAACATGGCTAAACGAGGATTATACGCAAACATTCACGCCAAGAGAAAGCGGATCGCCGCTGGCTCTGGCGAGAAGATGAGAAAGGTGGGTTCTAAGGGTGCTCCCACCGCCGCTGCTTTTAAGAAGTCAGCGAAAACAGCAAAACCTTACAAGAAAAAATCAAAGAAAAAATGATTACTACCGATACTGATGGTAGAGAAAACATCTACCCAAATGAACCCCCAATACAATTATTACCCCCAAGAAAACTAATGTCACCAGAAGCAGAAAGATTTAATGGCTGGGCAGCAATGCTCGGATTCGTAGCAGCTGTAGGAGCCTACGCAACAACAGGACAAATTAT